AATGCCGCGCTGCCTCTCGGACGCGGTCAGGAATGGAAGGAACTGCAGCACAAGACATACACCAACGAAAGCACAAGAGACATCAGGGCGCAAATTGACGACATTTTTGATTTTACCGCCAGAGCCTTCGGCATTCCTCCGGCATTGCTCCGGGGCGATGTCCAGGACACATCAAAGGCAGTTGACCAGTTGCTGACATTCTGCATTGATCCTCTTACTGACATGCTGTCAGAGGAAATCAACCGCAAGCGCAATGGATACGAGGGATTTGCCAAAGGTACATACCTCAAGATTGATACGAGCCGCATTAAACATATTGATCTGTTCGATGTCGCCACAGCGATTGATAAGCTTATTGGCAGCGGAGCATTCTGCATAAATGATATCCGGATAGCTGCCGGAGCCGAGCCTATTAATGAATCTTGGGCATGGCAGCATTTCATCACAAAGAACTATGAGACAGTAGAGAATGCCTTGAAGGCGCTGGAGGGAGGTGAGAACGGTGAAGAATAAATATTACGCACTGGAAACCAACGGAAAGGAGGCGGATATATACATTTTTGGTGATATTACCTCTTGGGAGTGGTTTGAAAACGATGTCTCAAGCTACACACTGTCAAAGGAATTGCAGATGTTAGATCCGGACATAGAGGTCATCAATGTTCACATTAACTCCTATGGCGGCGAAGTGGCAGAAGGCCTTGCGATTTATAACCTACTCCGGAACCATAAAGCGAAAGTCAGGACTTATTGTGACGGATTTGCCTGCAGCATAGCATCCGTCATTTTTATGGCTGGAGATGAGCGTATTATGAACAACGCCTCATTGCTGATGGTCCATAATGCATGGATGTACACAGCAGGAAATGCGGACCAGCTGCGCAAAGATGCTGATGATCTCGACAAGATTACCCAGGCGTCCATTGAGGCTTATAAAAGCAGGGTCAATATCACAGAGGACAAGCTCAAAGAATTGCTCGACGCCGAGACGTGGCTCTTGCCTGATGAGGCATTGGAAATGGGATTTGCCACGTCAATAGTCGGAGAGACGGCAACCGAAAAAGCTGCAGCAAGCGCCAGAAAGGTGCTTTTTAATTTGGTCAGGACAGCGGCTAGGCAGGATGGACCGGTAGTAATCACGCTTGATTCCGGCGTATCAATCAAGAGAATGGACGAAGCCTTTGAAAAGTTTGAAAAAGCGATTCAGAATTTTGGAATCATCGTGGAAGGCAGGGCAAAATCTGAACCGGTGCCTGATCCTGCTCTTGACCACGATCCCAATCCCGTTCCCGACCCGGACCCCGGTCCGATAAACGAAAACAAAACAACCAAGTTTCTGTCGGCGCTTCTGATGAAGCGCTAAATTTTTACCAAAATGAAGGAGGTAATAAAAACCATGAAAAATCTTGATGTACTTCAGCAGAAAAAGGCTGAAATTCAGAACAAGATGGCCGAGGCCATCAAGAACGACGACACGCAGGCTTTTGCGCAGGCCTTTGACGAGTTCACGAACATGCTCCAGGAAGCTGTACTGGCAGAAGCGCACGGGCTTGTCAGTACGATCGATAACCAGATTCTCGCCGGTCGCGGCGTGAGAGTGCTTACTTCGGAAGAAAGGCAGTATTACGAGAAAGTGATCGAAGCAATGAAGTCAAACAACCCCAAGCAGGCGCTGAGCGGCTTCGGTAATGTATTGCCCAAAACTGTTATCGACGCAGTTTTTGAAGACATAACAGAGAATCATCCCCTGCTTGATGCAATTAACTTCCAGAATGCAGAAGCTTTGACCGAGTATCTGTACTCCAGCATGGACGGACGTTTCAAGGCAATCTGGGGTAAACTCTGTGGCAAAATCACCAAGGATCTGAGCGCGCAGTTCCACAAGCTGACTTTAGGACAAAATAAGCTGTCCGCCTTTGTGCCGGTCTGTAAAGCTATGCTGGATCTCGGACCCGAATGGCTTGATCGCTATGTAAGGACAATCCTTTATGAAGCACTGGCAAACGGTCTTGAAGATGGAATCATCAATGGCCGTGGCGTAGCTGAGGGCGCAGATGACCCCAACGACTACATCTATGAGCCAATCGGCATGATTCGCGATCTGACCGACTTTGATGTCGCTGACGGATACGGTGCCAAAGTCGCAATTCCTGTGAGTGATTTCTCACCTGAAAACTATGGCGGTCTGATATCGCAGTTGGCTGTTGGCCTGAATGGATTGAACAGGGTAATAACTGAGGTGCTGCTTATAGTCAATCCTGTGGATTATCTGACAAAGATATTCCCGGCTACGACTTACCAGACGCCTCAGGGTGGATTTGTCAAAGACATCTTCCCGTTCCCGACCAAGGTTGTTCAGTCTGCGTACATTACTCAGGGTAAAGCTGTACTCGGTATTGCCAAGAGATATCTCGCAGTGCTGGGAACTGGCAAGGATGGCAGAATCGAATACTCCGATGAGTACAAATTCCTTGAGGATGAGAGGTACTACCTGATTAAGTTGTATGGTACCGGCAGACCGCTTGACAACACCAGCTTCCTGTATCTCGACATTTCCGGTGTTAAGCCTGTTGCTCCGATCGTGCGCGTTGCTGACTATGTTGATGCTCGCCTGTCTGCAATCTCGCTGAAGAACGAAAAGAACCAGGCTGTCAACATAGGCGTGTTCAACGAAAACGTACATGCTTACTATGCTACAATCGCTGACGTTGAGCAGGCGGGCGACAACGATACAGCATCCCTGACCGTGACCGCTAAAGACCCGAACGCAACTATCGTGGTGAAGAACGGCTCAACCACAGTATTGCCGTCCAACGGTGCGTACTCTCTGAACCTTACCGCAGGCGCAAACGTAATCACCATTACCTCCACTGTAGGTGCAACTGAGCAGGAAGCATATGTGCTCGTCATCACCTACATGCCTATACTTTAGGTGATGCCGTATGAGAGTAAAAGTTGTAAGGCCTTTTAAGGACAAACACACAAAGGTGATATGCAAACTTGGACAGGACATCGAAGTAACCCAGGAGCGGTACGAGGAATTAACCTCGGCCGCTTCTGGCCCTTTTATTCAGGCAATCGGTGAGCCAAAAGAACCGACAACTAAAAAGCCCGCAGTAAAGAAACCCACAACGAAGAAATCTACAAAGAAAAAGTAGGTGATTAGATGCTGCCGGAAGGTTTGTTAGATGACATAAAAACATATTTGAACGTTGATAGCGATGAAGAGGACGCTATGCTGACAGGAATAATCAAAGGCGGCATTGAGTTTATCGATGGTCTGTCGGGGATGAAGTTGACATATTCAGAAGCCGGCAGGCCTCGTGATATGCTCTTTGATTATTGCGAACAGGCGTACATTGCGGAGCTTGATGAAGATGAATTTAAAGCAAAGTACGCAGATGAGATCCTTTTGGTTGCCGTCAAAAACTACCTCGATATCACATGGCACGACCCCACAGGTGACAACAAGCTTTCCGGCATCATTGCCCGTGGAAAGAAGTATCTGAACAAAGTTGCCGGAGCGGAGCTTGATTATCTCGCAGAGGACAAGCCGAGGGAACTTCTGTTCGACTATTGCCGATATGTGCGCTCTAATGCATTGGACGAGTTCGCGATCAACTATCAGCATGAGCTCCTGTCGCTCCAGATTCAGCAGGAGGTGGAGGACTATGTTGCCGAAAACTCAGACGTTTAATGACGGCGTGGCAAATATCTATTCTGTCGACAACATAGCGCCTCCGGGCGGTATGCCGAAAGATGGGTTAAAGCTCAAAGTTGCTTATCTGCGGTACAAAGAGCGCACGGTTGGCATGTCCCGTTACTGGGCAGCAATGCAGGCACAGGCGAGGATTGACCTTGTATTGAGGATGCCGCAGCTCCGGAACGTATCTTTGCACGATGTTGTTATTCCTGTAGATGGCGAACAATATCGCATCGTACAGATACAATACCCCGAGGATGTGGAGCCGCCAGTAATGGATTTGTCGCTGCAGAGATTGGAGGTGGCCTATGAAATTGAATGATTTCAAAGCTCGCCTTCTCGCCATCGGCCCGCCTGTCTTTCACTATTTTGCTACTGGCCAGACTGGAAACTATATCGTCTGGGCAGAGGATAGCGAAGGTGATACTGTCCATGCTGACGGCAGAAAGGTCGAGCGGGCAATCACCGGCACCATCGACTACTTCACCAAGACCGAGGATGACCCGGTGGTAAAGCAAATTGAAACCGCTCTTGATCGTGCTGACGGTTTGGCCTGGTATCTGAATTCCATCCAATACGAGCAGGACACCGGCTACATCCACTATGAGTGGGTGTTTGAAATCGA